TACAGTAATAACTGCGGCATCTTTACCTATTATTACATTTTCATCAGAACCTAAGCCTTGAGGTATAAGCGATCCAGAAATTTTAAGTGATCCTGTTATTTGAGTATTGGTATTTACTTGAAATCCTTTATCAGGAGAAATTGCTGCAGTAGCTGAGCCTGATGCTATTTGAGATAAGTTAAGTCCGGTAATTCCTGATGCTGGTATATTAATTAAACCTGACCCATCTCCAGTAAATATACCACTTGCACTAATATTCGAACCTGTTATATTAGTTGCAGATAATGATACAAGAGATGTTATTCCGTATTGTGCTACAGTAAAATATTGACTTCCTCCACTATTAACTAAAGATAAAGCACCGCCGCCTCCTGATAAAGTTAAATTACCTCTAACGTTCATTCCGCCTGCAGTTGTACCTGGCCCCCATCTAACGCAATTGTTTGTTGTTCCAGGATCACCGTTATTTTGATAACCAGCTACTAAAAATGCTCCGGAGTTTCTAACGTTCATTTTTATAGCATTACTTCCAGCTGTTCCTGTAAAGCCTCCGTCTCTATCATTTATAGTTCTGGTTTCTAATATATTACCATTAGCAGTATAAATTGAATCTACGCCAGTTAAACTTGATCCATCACCTATAAAATTAGATGCAGAAATATATCCGCTTGAACTAATATTGTTTTGTGCTATTATATCTCCAACAAATGTATGTGTATCAGATGATTCGTCTCCAAATATATTTGATCCAGATGTTTCTATAGTTGAAGCTGTAATAAATGAAGATGTTAAATGAGTAACATTCATTCTAAATGCTTCAATATCATTTGCAAATATAGTTGAACTAGCACTTATAATAGATGCAGTTAATGGTCCTATACTATTAAAACTTGCAAATGATTCTAATTGTAAAAATTTTCCAAATCCAGCTCTTATTCTAGTACGTCCTCCAGCTGAATCTTCTACATTAAGTCCATTTTCAGAATCAAATTTTAATCTTCCAGTTTGTATACCTGTACTTTTATTTCTAAATTCGATAGTATCATCATCTGTAATTATATGTTTAAATGATCCAGTAGGAGCAGTAACTAATATGCTACCGGATATTATACTAGCAGATATAGAAGTATTAACATGTAATCCATTATCAGGAGATATTGATGCAGTTGCAGATCCAGAACCAATTTGTGATAAATTTAATCCAACAATACCAGTTGCAGGAACATTTGTTAAAGAACTACCATCTCCTATAAATGATCCACTAAACGAACCAGATAGTTGCAAATCGGTACGAAACTGTTTACTATCAAATAATCTTCCCATTACTCAGTGCTCCATCTTCCATTAACTACAATTGTATCAGAACTACTTAACGTATATCCTAATGATCCAGTATTAAAATTAATTGTTTGTGGGGATGTAATTATAGGTGTCCATGTATATAAATATTTGTCAATATATTGTCCGTTAATATATACATCAAATTCATTTTTAGTTGCTGGTTCAGAATTTACAGGATTCAATGCTGCAGAACCAGAAACTGCAATTGTGTCAGCATCGTTAAATGATCCAGATTGATCTGATAAATTAGTTATATATAACATTGTTGATGCATCAATAGTAGTTCCACTACCACCGCTACCAGCTGATCCTAATATAACAGATCCACCAGAAAATACTTGTTGTTGTACATTTAATATTTGTTGTGGTATTTTGGTTGTGTTAAATATATCAATATCTGCATCAATAACTTGTGCCCATTGTACTCTTTTCAATGAATATCTTTTTTGTATAGTTGATTTTCTGTATTCTTGTTCTGCCATTAATGTACCATTAACAGTTAATGGCATTGTACATCTAACTAATCTATCTTCTCCAACAGTATTGATAGTTTCAAAACTTAAACTTCGAATAAATGTTCTATATTTATTAAATTCATTCCCCCATGCAAATGTTCCATATGGCATAATTTGTTCTACCAATGTATTTAATTGAGTAGTAAAGTCTGTCCATATTAATAAATCATATTCTACATCTACATATTCTGGTATATTAATTGCATACAATTCTTCTGAACTCATTGGTTCATTTGTTGGTACTGGAAACAATTCATCTCTATATTGATTTCTTTTATTATAACTATTTTTATAAACAATTTGATTTCCTTCTGCAGGCCTATTTATATCTAATTTTTTTAATGTATCACGTTCTTGTAATGAATTTCGTTTAATCATGATTAAAGGAGATTGTAACATTCCTTTTTCATCACGTAAATATCCTAGTCTTCTTACATTGTCCCATTTTTCTCCATTTGAATATACTACAGGTACATCAATTAATTCTCCATTTGCTTGTACTTGTGGTTGAATTTCATTTTCAATAAACCACTTTATAGCATAATCAATATCATATACCGTACGCTTTGGAGTTTTAACAATATCATCATCTCTTCGTACTTCATTAGCTCTATTTAATAATTGATCATTTCTAGAGGATTCAGTACTTTTTAAAGATGGTTTATTTGTTTTACGATCTATATTTTGTCTATTTTCTCTAGACATTATTCAAATCCTTTATATGAAGGTGAGTCATCAGAACCAAATCTCATTTTTCTTATATTAGTTGGAGTTTGTCTAGTTACATGTGCATCACATAAAACAGATACACTATATCCAAAGTCACTACCATTAGGCCACGTTTCTGGATTCTTACCAGCAAAATATTGATTTGCATCAACATTATCCAATTCATAAAATTCAGCATCCCATTTTACAATATCTCCAACTTCTGGATAAAATCCAGCTTTTTCTATAATATCTCTTGAAATTCCAAATTGTGCTGTTCTTGTATATGAATGACCATAATCATCCATTGCACCTGTTTTATCTTCTTTGGTTATTACAACAGGAATTAATATAGAATCAAAATATGTTTTTGATGTAGACTCTCCATATATATTTGAATTTGATTCTTCTACTACTAATTTAAAAAATTCTATTTCAGTATCTATTATAGAATTAATTAATTCCGAATTTATAGAAGCAAGAAATTTTGCATCTCGTTGTGTCCCAAATAATGCCATAATTTACCCTACGTATATTTTTGTTGGTATTCTAGACAATACTTCATTCATTGCATCATTTTCTGCTTGTTGTCTTGTCATCATACTTTCTTTTGTCATTTTTTCTAAAAATTCTCGAAGTTGAGTAATTAATGCGTCTTTTTCTGATTGACCTTGCGTTACTAGCTCAGAACCATTTAATGTTACTTCTGAATTTGGTATTGGTACTGTTGAATATTTTCCTCTAACATATCCTAACATTTCTTTAATTACTGCTAATCCATATTTAATAATCCAGGCTCTACCCATATCATTAATATGACTAAACTGCTGATATGTATATGGAATATTTGATGCATCGCTTATTACATTATTCATTACTGCAGTGTTACCAAATAATACAGCTTGATCTGCTTTTTTCTCTTCATATACATATTCTACATAAAACGAATCAAAATGTAGATCTGCTAATGAACCAGATGTAGATGGTACTGGAAATATTTTTATATCATTGCCATGTACTTCAAATGACCAATGAGATTTTCTTATTCTATCGTTAAATTCAATAGTTTGAATTCTTAATAGATCTTGATGCAATGGCATCATCATAAAATTAACAGATGGAGAAAATCCACCAAAATCCATGGAGTCTAATAAATTTTGTGATCCTAAGCCTGTTCCAACAAATGGATCAAAATATCTTATAATTGCAGGAGGTACATTATGTAATACTCGTTTAATTTCAATTGAACTAGATGCATCTAACGGTAATCCAGATTCAGATATAGCTGTTTTTATATTATAATTTTGAACACCAGGTGATGTTTTTACTTTAGCAGTATACCATTTGTCATGTCCTCCAGAATCAGCTTCAGAACCATATGTTTTTGATAATTTTGTAACATATGACAAAGATGATCCTACTAATGTATTTGATAAACTTTCGCTAACTAAAAAATCAGAACCTGTTTGTATTCCTAATGTGCTTAATAAGTTATTTGTAATATTTACTTGATTTACTTGATTTGAATACTCAATTACAGCTGATTCGAATGCTGTATAAAAATTTATATCTATTAGTTCAACATCCATAATTGGATATCCAACATTTTGTGCTGCAAACTTTGCAAATGCATCTGCTTGAGTTTGAAACATGGTATCGGTATCAAAAAATCCAAATGGTGTATTTCCTACGGTAAACGATGAACTTCCGGGCCAAATTGGCTTATTTTCACTATAATCTGCCATGTATTCCTTTTATTATAAATATTATTGGAGTTTAGTTAATGTAGTTTCTAGTAACTGCATTTGTTCTAATGTCTCTATTTTACCTACTGATATTTTTCTTATTGCATGAAATGATTTAATTGCTGGGTATGCAGTCATTATCTTAACTGTTATTAATTCTGCTCCTTTGCCTAAGTCTTGTTCAATATGAACCATTAAGACCATTCTTATTGCTCTTATGCGATCTAAACAGTCAACAAGATTGCCTTTATAACGTATACGCATTTGCATTGAATATTTTGTTCTAGGTACTGCCATAATACTTCTTTTATTATAAATATCAAAACAGTAAGAAAGGGATGAAATAAATCATCCCTTCCAAGTTTAAGTTAAATAAAATTTAATTAGTTATTAAAACTATTAAACTGTATCTAATCCAGCAACATATACTTTACCGTAGAATTCTGGTCTTACCATTTTCTTAGCATATCTTGTCATTACACCTTTTCTTGGGGTGAAATTAACAGGATCGTATACTAGTGGAGTCATAATTAAAGGTACGTATGGAGCATAAACTGCACCAGTTTCAAGGAATTGAGCTCCTCTATAACCCATAAGGATTACGTTCTCTTTCATGTATGGATTCTTATATAC